TCAAGAGAAATAAATCTCTCCCATGTTCTGAGAGACATTACAAATGTTGCTTCCTCTTGAATTTGAACACCAAATTTAGAAACAAGGTCTCCTTCTCCTTCGAAACCCTCAGTGTTCTCTAGATACATCTCAACAGAATAGGCGTCACCGAATCTTGACTGAACATCGTCATTCAATATACTGTCTTCCTCTACAATTTGTCTTGGTAGATATAGGACATCGTGTCCATAGAATCGTAATGATTCTACGACCAAATCCTCATAGAGGTGCTGTTCTGTCTTTACAGCATGATTAAAATAATTATTTGTAGGCATTCACTTACCCCATTAAGTCCATGACGGGAAGTTCGTAATTCAATCGAGACTCCTCTTCTAGTTTTGTTATCTCCTCTTGTGCTTGTGCTTTCATTTCTGATGCATTTAAAGTCACCCCGCCAGGTAATGCAACCCCCTCAAACTTGGATAGATTCTCCCCCCATTGATACTTCACTAATGCAGTTGAATATCTTTTCAACCACATATCATTGTAGATATCTGTGAAGTCTGTTGGGTCTATTTTTCTATGACATTCTATGATTATGAATTCGTTACCACTTAGAGCTTCGATATCCATATCAAGATACAATCTATTCATGTGTTGTTTGTATCTAACTGGAACTTGACCAACTAGAATATTATCCATCATTGTGATGTGTTGTTGTACCATTTCGTAGTACAGAATATTTGTAGCTGAAAGATCGTATAGATCGTTTAATCTTAATTGATATCTAAGATCAAACATGTTTAAATTATGTTTGTCATTGAAAGGGAAGATTCTATTTACGGCTAATACAAACTCAGGTAAAACGATATAATTTTGTTGTTGTTTTACTTGTTCATTATCATACGCATGAGTTCCAGCTACATTCTCTGTGAATGTTTCATCTGATCTCATGGTAGTTTTCTTTGCGTCTGTTATTTGGTGCTTGAGATAAACTCTGATAGAACCGTCATAATGGTACTCTTGGAAGTATTGCAATGCCTCATCCAGTCTATCATCAAACTGGTCATCGTCCACATTGATATCTAAAACTGGAGCTCCCAGTTTTCTTTTAACATATTCTTTTAATGATGCTTTACTGTTTGGTATTGCCATAAGTAGTATTCCTTTCGTATACTACTATTTATACCTTTTCTACTCTTGGAAAAAAGTTTTATGCTGAAGACGGTCAAGTTTTTCATCTATCTTCTGAATCGAAGATAAAACTCTCTCAAAATCGGCCTCGATCTGCTCTCTTGTTGCGTAATCTCTTGCGATTTCTTCTCTTGTTTTATTGACAAGAATGTCTAGTCTCTTTTGTTCTGATAGGACTGTACGGATCAAAAACCCAAGTGGGACTATGATTACAGTCATAACTAGGTTCCATATTATGTAAGGTGATATCGTAATTTCCATACGATTATTTATGTAAATTAACCCCTTACTTTAGGGTCATCTAGTTCAAATCTATTCCAATGATAATCTATAGGTATATCAGTTTCAGAACCCATTCGGTGTGTAACTGTATTAAATGCAACACTATATCGATCTTTACTGGTTGCATTAGGTTCAACCATGTGTATAAGACCGCTAGGGAAGAGTAAAAGGGTTCCTGTGACTGGTGATACCTCGAAGGTTTCTCTCTGTTTGTTGTTATGTGGGAAGTCACTAACTACATCTGCACCCTCTTTTATTGCAACAAAATTACCCTCATCACCGTCTGCATGTACATAAAATGCACCACTTAACCAACAACCATTATGTCTGTGAGGTTTATTCCATGCACCTTTGTCATTTATATTACCCCACATATTACCCAAACTTACACTTGCCTGAGAAGTATCTACACGCAACCAAGGGAGAACATCAAGATTATATTTGTCCTTGATTACACGGTTGAGTTTGGCCCAGGCGGGTCGATGTTCGAAGCCGTCGTTTGATTGCCAACCTGTATATGCGTTAGATACTTGTCTACCTACTGGGTCTTTCTTTCTCACTGCATCCATATCATTTTTTAATGATAAAAGATATTCCTCTGTTACCAATCCTTCCTCTACGAGATTAAACTCGAACAAGTAAGTAGGAAACAATAATCTAACTGACATAATCTATTCTCTATCTATTTTTTCTGACTCCGAACCATCCCAATTCAAATCAGTCAACTCACGCTGCTTATCTTTGAAGCTTTGATGAGCTGGACACTCAGGTGGTGGTATTTCTCCCCCATCTGTAGGTTTACCATAGAGTCTTGATTTAGGTTTCCAAATCTTTCCACTTCTATATCCACCTATATTTAATTGGTCATTCGGTAGTCCACTTTCTTCATCCACCAATTTTAACTCCCTTTGCCATTTTTGCATACTATCAGGATGTATTGCATGTTGTCCATGCCATGCATCTGCATCATTATAGTAATATGTAGACGCCCATTCTTCCCTCTTGAAAGGGAATATTTGTACAAGCGGTGTTCCCGCTTCTATTGTAAAAGAATGATTAACTTTTGGATAAAAAATAATTTGTGCATTATCCATATTGATGTTGAAACGATCAGAGTCAATCACACCTTGCCAACATGCAAAGTATTTATTAGAAAACATAAATGGGTCAAGAAAGAGAACTGAATAACCTTCGGGTGTAATCATGTTCCAGTTTGAAGTTATTTTAAATGCATCCTTTACTGGGCCTTGGGCACCCATATATTCTACAGAATCTTGTAGTTGTGCTGAAGGATGTGATTGTGAATAATGATTTGCAGTTGGAGAGGTTGAAAATTTTTCTCCATCATCAGGCCAATCCCAATCAGGCCCATTCATTACATGTATATCTTCTGTTGCAAGAATATAGTATCCCATAGACAACCAATCTTGCATAGAAGGACAAGAACGAATAGTCTGAGCCATTCTTCCTCTATGATCTATACGAACCTTTTGTTTCTTCCACCATTCAGGTTGCATCTCTCTAGCTGCAACTGGTCTAGTGTTTGCATATGATTCTTTATTAAATGTTCTGAACTCAATAGTCGGCATACTTATCTCTCTCGTCTTTTAAAACTATCTCATCACCTCTAATTACAATAGACTTCCTATCTATGTATCTTGCAGATTCATGTGGTGCTTCTGCACCATGTGGTATTCTTCCATCAAACATCAATAGTCTATTTGGTGCAAAATCAACTGTACCAGTTTCATACTCATTCATAAAATCTAAAATTCCACCGTGAACTATCTCACTATAAAATCTCAATTTACCACCCCAGTTTGGATTCCAAAATGTGTTAGGATAATACAAAAAGGAAAGATTCCATTCATCATTGGGATCACAATCTGCATGACAAGTTCCATGTTGTCCATGGGTTTGTGAGTTACCACCAGCGTATTGAAATCTAACCCAATCAAATCCAAAGTCTGTTCTTATTTTTCTATCAAGGTATCTAATTAGATAATTAGGATAACCATCCCTTCCATTCAAATGACCATCTTTCATATCATGATCTCGAAAGAAACTACAACCCCATAATTGATGATTAGGTAAACCACCTCTTCCATCATCGGGATGACCATTTACTTGATTTGTTTTTTGCCAAGCACAATGGGTCATGTCTCGATTCACTGCATGGAATACAGCATCTTCAAGATAATCATCTAAAACATAAACATTGTTACCTAAAGGCATTTCCTTGATATGGAAAGGCTCATCAATGTGTATAACATTGATATCCATTTTTAACCCATGCCAGGGCCTGATGAAGGTGGTGGAAGTGTTAGTAAATAATCTTCTAAAGGTTTTAGAGTATCTTCTCTTGTAATTGAAATTTCTTTATACAAGTCTTCTGCAACATTTGCTATTGCATCGAAGTATTCTAAAGCTCTTCTTGCATTCGATCTATGTGGATGTGCTGATCCTTCTCTTGCAGCCAGTAGAACTTCAACCATATTATCAAATCCATACTTCTCAGCTTGTTGATGTTGATTGTTGTTAACTACTTCATTGATTCGACCAACATATTGTTGGTTTAAACTAACACCATGAGGAGGTTCTGCATTACTGATATAAGCTTCAACTGCATCCTTCTCAGTTTCAGATAGAGGTAATCTATCTTGTTGATCTAAATTTACTTCGTCATTCCATTTTTCGACTTTACATTCTATATCGTCATAGATAAGAACTTCGTATTCGAAACCTAACTCAGGTCTGTCTACATTTTTGTGTTCCCATTCCAAACCATTTGGTTTTCTGACCCAAAGGTTTCCGTTTTCACAATAAATTAATCCATTCATAATATCTCCATTATAACATATTAGGTGCTGTTTGGCAATCCTCTTTTATGTTTTTCATATAAGTCCAACATATTTATGTGGGAAGAATCCATACCTTTTATCCAAGGCCCACCCCTTGTATAATGGATTGCATGATGAGTCTCGTTGAAAGAATCATCGTATCCCTCAGTACAAATTTTATCATGAGGAATTTTACTTATCTGATCTGTCCATTTGAATTGATGTAAAAACATTCCACTCTCATTATTAACTACTTCGGGTGTAAGTTTTCTACAATCTTCGTGACCATTATTGAATATCATCATACTAGACCATAACTTCATGGGATATGATACATTTTTCTCACCGCCCATTTTGTTTTCATCGTGATGTTTGAAATCATACTGAACACATGCAACAGCATTATCAGGGTCTAAGAAGTAAAATAAACTCATAGGATTATGTTTCCATATGTAGTCATCATCTATGAAGAAGCTAAATCCCTCATAATTTTCTAGATATGGAATTAAGAATCTACTATAAGTAAACTCAGTAGATTGATTTGCATACTCTCTAGTATATTCCGAAATTGCATTGATGTCAAGTTTTTTAACTTCTACTTTATAATCATTGAAGTATTCTTCTGCAACTCCACCTGATTTTATATTCTCAATACTATCATGTATAGATTTTTCTGCAACATCAAATAAGTCTGAATGATTTGAATCATAACCTAAGTAAATGTTAACTGGTTTTTTCTTAGTTAACTTCGTAACCTTTTTATTGAATTCAAAAACTTCTTCTCTAAAATTTAGACCAGCTACAGATGATAATGAAAATTCTAACTTTCCATCGTCTACCCATATTGCAGATAAAGTATTGTGTTTTGATTCACTACCTATACTCAGTTCTTCCCAAAAACTTATTAACTCATCACCACTCAATGATTCACATTCAGGAAAACAATCTGCATAATCAGTTACTATGGTTTGAAATTCAGGTTCATCCATTGTCTCAAATACTTTACATCTAATAGAGCCTGGATGTATAGATAATTTATACTTGAATCCACTACCTAAACCTAAGTTTGTATGACCTTGTATTGGATGTCTCAATCCTTCCTTCTGAATATTGTTTACCAACCAATGACCTTTGGCAGCGTGATAGTATACTGAGTTTACAGAATTTTCTTCTTCATTATCTAACTCATTACAATCGGGATGGTCACTAACAGTTGATATTTTTTGATATTCATCATCATAGTTCATGAAGTCCATTGCACCACCACCTAAAGGATGATTAGGTCTTAAAGATGCAGTCCATCCATGATGTAAATATCTCTGATACTGTATTGCATTGTGATGTAATTGACCAAAAGTTTGTATCTCTTTTGCATCTATCTTTGGTTTTATATACTTCCAAGGAACTATTCTGACTGGTGGTAATTGCCTAACAATATAATTTAGAACTTCTCTAAAGTTTTTAGACTTTTCTGTATCGGGTCTAAAAAAATCTATAGCTCCAAGACTGTATGCTTTGTGTCCAAATTTGAAGCCTGGTCTAGAAGAATGTTTAGAAGCTTCTTCTAAAGTCATTCTAAAGTTATGATTGCGTGCTTTTTCAAGTGTGTCGATATTCTCTAACATACTTGTATTTAGTGGGTTAAATTATGAGGTAATCGGAGTCCCAGGCCACTGTTGTTGAACTGCACCATCCCATCTAGGTTCAGGAGTTCTTCCCTGTCTTGCATATGTAGAAGGACTTCTATGGTTGTATGGGTTCTGCGTATTTGCAATCACCTGATATGTTGATGGACTTCTATATGAATAGGTATCAGGTGTCTGTCCTTGTCTTGCATATGTAAACGGTGATCTATGATCGTAGGTAAACGGAGTCTGATTATTTCTAATATTAGGTTCTTGAGCAGACCTGATGTTAGGTTCTTGTTGGTTTCTAATATTAGGTTCCTGTGCATTCACTGGATTTCTATAGGTGAATGGTGATCTATAGTTATATGTGAATGGTGTTTGATTGTTCTTAATCGTAGGCTGTTGAGCATTCTTAATCGTAGGTTGTTGATTATTTCTAATATTAGGTTCCTGTGCATTAACTGGACTTCTATAGGTAAACGGTGATCTATAGTTGTAAGTAAAAGGTGATCTATGATCGTAAGTAAATGGCGATCTATATTGGTAAGTAAACGGAGATTGTTTACTTCTAATAGTAGGTTGTCTACCATTTACAGGATTCCTGTATGTGAACGGCGACCTATAGTTATATGTGTTCGGTTGTCGAGCTGGTGTCTGATATGTGAACGGATTCTGATAGTTCGCAGGATAAGTAAACGGATTCTGTGCGTTATAGGTAAACGGTTGCCTCGCGTTCGCAGGATATGTAAACGGGTTCTGAAATGTAAACGGAACTGGTTGTCTTGCTTGTCCAATGTAAGGTGCTTGTGCCATAATTATTTAATCTGTGGATTACCTCCGCCTGATGGCAACTGAATCGGTAACCTTGCCTGATATTGGAAAGGTGACTGATAACTTGCATTATTAGGTTGTCTAGCAGGTGCCTGATATGTGAACGGGTTTCTTCCCTGTGCAATAAATGGTTGTCTCGCAGGTGCCTGATAGGTTGCTGGTTGTCTTGCGTTAGCAGGATATGTAAACGGTGACTGGAAACTTCTTATATTCGGTTGTCTACCATTTACAGGGTTTCTATATGTAAATGGTGATCTATAGTTATATATTACAGGTTGTCTTATATCCCTAATGTTTGGTTGTTGAGCAGACCTGATATTTGGTTCTTGAGCAGACCTGATATTAGGTTCCTGTGCTGATACTGGATTTCTATATGTAAAAGGTGACCTATAGTTATAAGTTGATGGACTTCTATGATCGTATGTAAAAGGTGATCTAAACTGATAAGTTCCAGGCTGTCTTGCATCTCTTATGTTTGGTTCCTGTGCTGACACTGGATTCTGATAAGTAGATGGAGACCTGAAACTATAAGTTAGTGGACTTCTATGATCGTATGTAAAAGGTGACCTATGTTGATAGGTAGCAGGTTGCCTTGCATCTCTAATATTTGGTTCCTGACCATTTGCAATGTATGGGTAAGGATTTTGTCTATTCCTTATGTTAGGTTCCTGTGCATTTGCAATGTAAGGATACGATACAATCGTTTGTCTAATTACAGGGTTCTGAGCATTTGCAATATAAGGATATGGAATTTGCGTTGCCTCTTGACCTGAAGCATTATTCCATGTTGCAGGGCCTGTCTTTATGTAAATTTGGTCAACTGCCTTCCATGTGGATGAGGCTGTTTTAACCCAAGCACCTTGGGTTGCATTCCACCCAGTAGGAGTTTTAACCTTCTGTGAACCTGACGCCATAAATCCTCACTAACTCAATTATGAGTATAAAATCCATAAGTCACCAACCGCACCATCTGATCCTGTCGGAGCAGAAGTCGATTGATATACATTTCTTGCTGTACCACCACTATTTGTTGCGTTTGTTATTGTAATTGCACCTGTATTTACTGCACTTGGTGTAATTGTCAAATTACCTGTTGATGCACCTGTGAATGAACCTGTTCCAAATGTGACTGCATCTGCACTCTCATCCCAACCAATAAATACATTGTCGGAACTTCCTCTTTCAATTACAAAACCAGCATCGTTAGAAGGTGAACCTGATGTTCCGTTTCCTAATTCTATCAATGCATCTGCAATTACAGAGTTTGTAGATGATACTGTAGTTGTTGTTCCGTTAACTGTTAAGTTTCCTGATAGTGTTAAGTCTGCAAATTGAACATTACTGTTTGTTGCAACTGCCTGACCGATACTAAATGCACCACCTGAATAACCTACACCAGTTCCAGCACTTAAATGAGCTCTTACTTCTGATGCACTTGGGCCGTTATATGTAATAACACCTGTAGAGTTATTGTATGCAAGTGATCCATCTCCACCATTATCTGTGACTGATATCGCTTGTCTTGCATCTGAATCACCGTATGCAGCCGAACCAGCAAGTGTTAATGTTCCCGCTGCATCGTCATAGGTTGCAGTGATATTTGAACCACCAACTATGAGAGCTGCAACTCTATCGTCAACTCTTTCGTTTGTAAAATATAAGTTTCCATTTTCTGCAATATCACCAGTATCTAAAGTTACTGAACTTCCTAGTGAAGTTGAATTGGAGTTGATCGTTATTGCACTGTTAATTAATTTTGCATTTGCAATTGATCCAGCCAACATTGCATTTGTGACACCACCTGCTTTAACTTGTAATTGATCTGAACTTGTTTCTATTGAACTGTCATCTACACCAACTGCAAGAGATACGGAACTACCTAATGATACTGAACCACCACCTGATAAACCGTCACCCGCTGTAACTGTTACTGCACTGTTTGATAGTTTTGCATTTGCAATTGATCCAGCCAACATTGCATTTGTAACACCTGATGCTTTAACTCTTAATGCATCGGAATCTGTTTCGATTGAACTATCATCGACTCCAACTGCAAGAACACCACCCGATGCAGATAAACCATCTCCAGCAACTGCAGTTACTATATCTGCAATACTTTCTTTTCTAGTTGCAGTTCCGTCAATAATTGGAACACTGTCTGCAGATACATCAACTGTGGCTGCAGTTAATTCGTTTAAGTCGAGAGATAATACACCACTTGAATGTGCAAGACCATCTCCTGCTACTGAACTGTTTAATGATAGTGTTACTGTTCCTGATGCACCACCACCTGAGAGACCGTCTCCAGCAGTAACTCCTGCTATGTCTCCACTTCCAAGTGCAACTGAGTTACCCATTCCACTGTGATTTGAACAGTAGAAGTACATAACTTGAGGTGCTTCTTGGTCAAATGCAACTTCTGTATATGAACCACTTGAGCCTGGTGTACCTACTTTGTTATAAATTGTGTAACCATCTGACATTTCTGAACCGTCTGATGACTCAGAAAATCTTAATGGATGGTTTGAGTTTGAACTGTCTGATTGATCGAATCTGTATACTACAGAAGGTATAAGTCTTAATTCTTGAGATGAAGTCTGTCCGTCAAATAAGAATTTACCACCACTAACTGTCACTACTACATTGTGATAGTATGGTGCAGTTGTGTTGTTTAATTTTTGTTCTACATTAAGTGTGACTGTACCCGAAGTACCTCCTCCACTTAAGTTTGTACCAGCGGTGACTCCTGTGATATCACCCTGTTGTCCGTTGATCGTAAGTGTTCCAGCAGAGTCATCATATGATAATGATACTCCTGTCCCTGCTGTTAAGAGTGAATTTACTTGGTCATCGATTGCCTCAAGAGCTGCAGTTCCAAAAGCTGCATTTGTTAAGTCTCCTGAACTATCAATAACTTCGGTTGTTCCTACCGTCAATCCGTTTTTGATTTTAAAGTTTTGGGCTGCCATTAAAAGGTTCCTCCGTCAATTGTGGCATTATTAATAGTTTTTGCCGAGGAAGCATCTGCTAGATGGTTGTTCACCCTTGTTGTCGAGAAGTAGGTATTAGACGAACCTTCCGTTATGTCATCTGAGTCTAATGTAGATACTGCTGAGGCTTGTACCTTCCCACTTGAATTCACGACTTCGGTAGTTCCAATGTTTATTCCATGCTCTACTCTAAAATTCTTTGTATCTGCCATGTTTCTCCGTGTCCTAAAATAAAAGTTTAAGAATGTATAGGATTATTTATAAGACTTGAGTGTGCATTAGAAAAAGAAAAGGGGGCATACACCCCCTTTAATTCGAGTTTAGTTCCTCTTATGCATCAACCAATGTTCGGTCAAACTTGATTGTGGTCGAAGTTGCCGAAGCTGGTGTGCATCTAAGTCTAACATTTGCACCACTGATGTCTGCATCAAATGTGGCAAGTGTTGTATCTTGCAAAACACCATATTGAGTAATGGAAACCGTAGTTCCATCGTGAATCAACATAATTTCCGTTGAATGGAAATCTGTTCCCTTAGACATTGCAACAATGTATCTTGCAGCTCTAAAGTCTGCATGAGCAAATGTATCAAGATTAAACACATCGGTAGAGGTCTTTGTTTCCGATCCTCTCTTTTTGTTTTTATCCTGAGTTGGTTTACTCGTTTTAATTACATCGTCAGTCGAATCATATTCGATATGTCGGATAAGTTCTGCAAGTTTAAATGATTTACTTATAGCCATTTCTCATCCTCCTATGAATGTCTTATTTGGAATGTATCAATCGTTGTATTCGTATTAGTTGGTGTTACGAGAAGTCTCATATTACCTGAGTTAATATCGGAATTCAACGAGAATAACGAACTGGCACTAAACACATCACCGTACTGGACGAAGTATGAGTTAGAACCATTGTTGATTAATAAAACCTCTGCAGCGTGTGTTCCAGCAGAAGCGTGAGTTGCACAAATGACATATTTGATTGCTTTATTTGCAATGCCATTTGCAGATAACACTTGGTCAGCCGTTGTTGCAGAAAATGTTGAAGCCGTATAGTATCCTTGTACCAAGTCTGCACTTGTATATGCAAGAACCTGAACGACATCACCACTTATCGCATTTGCAGCGAGAGTGATAGTTGTGGAATTAGTGGTCGTATAATCTGTACCACCATCAATTAGTTTCACACCATTTAGATAAACTTGTTCTTTACCTGCTGTGTAGGATAGAGAATTTGAGTTATCATCATTACCTGTAATAGCAGTTGTATTACCTGTAATTGTATATGTGAAAACTGATAAACCTGTACCACCAACGGTTGAGAACGATAAAGTCCCCGAACCATCTGTAGTTAAGGCTTGTCCATTTGAACCATCACTTGTTGGAAATGTGATTGCATCATTGATTGTTAGAGAAGCTGGGACTGATCCGACTTCCACAATTGCAGCCGACCCATCATTTTTCTCCGTGTATACACGACCATGATAGGTATTAATTGCAATCTCACCTAGGGCAAGATCACTGACTACGGGAAGATCGTTCTGTGTCGAACTCCTTTTAAATTTAATCTCTGTTGCCATCGGTATCTCCTCCTATAGATGATTAATTAAAATGTTCCACCATCTATACCTGTGATTGTAACGGCACCACTGGATACAGTGAAGTTTGCAGAAGCAAAACTTGCAATACCTTTATTCGAGGTAGTTGCATCTTCACCAGCTATTGTGATACTTCCATCTGCGTTAGTCACATCGATACCTTCACCAGCAGTTAGAGTTCCTTTTGCAAAGTCACCGTTTGAACCGTGACCGATTAGGATTTGACCTGCTGTTGGAGCAGACCCGTCTATGCTTGTGATTGATCCTGAAAGTGCAAGACCTGTTGCTTCTACACCACCAAATACTGCATCAAGTGCTGTACCTGAGAATGTTGAAGAACTGTCTGTTGCAGCTCCTAGTGCTACAAACTTTCCTGTTGAATCATCGAAACCAAAGAAACCAACTTTTGCACCTGAACTATTGTATTTGAATTTAATACCACGGTCTAGGTTGTCGTCTGAACTGTCGTCACCAATTTCAAAAACTGGGTCAGCAATAGACACTGTAGTTGAGTTAACAGTTGTAGTTGTACCACTAACTGTCAAGTTTCCTGCGATTGTAACATTATCAGGAAGACCTATTTGAATTTGGTTTCCTGAACCTGCTGTTTCGATCTCGTTAGTTGTACCAACGATTGAAAGAGTTTCACTATCTAGATCGATTGACAATGCACCACCTGTGTCACCTTGGAAATCAAGGTCTTGAGCAGTGATTTGTGTATCGACATAATCTTTAATTGCAGCCGAAGTTGCAATAGTTGTATCGTTATCGTTTGATCCAATACCTTCGGATTCGATTACCAACATTCCTGCTGACAATGAACCGATTACGACTGCACTTGCAGCCAATTTATCTGCATCTACAGCATCATTTGCAATTGTTAATGCACCTGAAGCTGCAAGAGTGGCGTCTCCTGATATCGATTTGTTATCGAATGAATCTGAACCATCATGAACAAGTATTTGTCCTGTGGATGCACTTGATATATCTGTATCTGTTGCGCCTGCTAAGGTTGATGTAGTTGATGCGAAGGATAGGTTTCCTGAACCGTCTGTTTGGATAACTTGGTTTGCAGAACCATCTGTGCCGGGCAATGTGAATACCACATTACTACCAACACTATCAGGTGCTTTCAATCCAATGGAGTGAGAACCGTTATCGGTATCTTCCATCAGTTTTAAAGTACCACCTGTAGACGAACCATTACCAACTTTAAAGTCGGCAGGGGTTGCCGTAGAACCAGCAAGTATATCAGTATAATACTTACCACCGATTGCATGAATCAATGGAGTAGAGTTATCTGAATCTACTGACTCAATGAATAGTTTTGCACCAGCACCCGAATTAGACCTGTCCTGTACATATGCCAATTCCCCTTCTGAGAGATTACTCGCAGTTGGAGCGGAGACACCTGTACTTCGCTTAATCTGAATTACTGTTGACATTTTTTATTCCTCCTAGGAATATAATTTAGTTAATTAAAAGCTTTTTATTTCTCTTCACTATCCGAGAAAGAACATTATTAATCAGTCCACTCACTATGTGGGTCGTGACTCACTGAATGTCACCTTGATTGGTATAGGTATTTAGGTGTTTGGGAAGCTAGAAAGTTCCGCCGTCTATGGTCGTAGTGGTTTCCCACTTATCGGTGGATGCATTATAATTAAGTAAACCTTTGTCCGTCTCTGTTGCAGTGACATCATTGAGTTCATTTATAGACTTTTGTGATAAGTCTGCTTGAACTGTAGTTGAGTTTCCAATTGCAACCTGTTTTGCTCTGATTTGGTTTCCTTGTAGAACTCTTGCTTTAATATTTGACATTATTACCTCGTCACGCCTGGGGTTAAAATTGCTTGACCTTCAACAACACGGGTTATTGAAGAATCCGAAGTCTTAGTTATATTTAGGTCATACACATATCTACCACTATCTAATGAATTAGTTTGTGTATCAGTAAGTGTTAAAGTTACCTGTCCAGCAGATGCATTGATAGATGTAGCAAAAGTTGCAGATATAGTAGAAGAACTATATGTCTTTCTCATCTGTGCAGCTGCAGTGTAACCAGTTAAGTCTAGTATCTCTCCAGCACTATCCGTACAATCTACAGTGATTGCATAGTCTGTTCCTTGATCGATGTATAGATTTGCTATGATTGCCATAATACTATTTATCCTTTTAAGAACTGTGCATTAGGCACTGATTGATGAATTTTTTCAACATTAGTTGGTTGTGGCCCTTGAGGTGCATTTACATATACCTCTTGAGCTTTTCTCAATGTTCCGTTGTCATTCACAAACACACCTTTTACCTTTGCAACTGCATCTATAGGTCTAGTCAACGAATATGGTTGTTGATATGTAAATGGTGATCTATAGTTATAGTTGTATATGTAAGGATTCTGATATGTACTAGGTTGCCTTGCATTTGCAATATATGGTTGTTGTCCGTTTACTGGATTTCTATATGTAAACGGTGACCTATGATCGTATGTTAATGGTTGCCTTGACTGTGCAATATACGGATACGGTTGTTGTGCATTACTTGGTTGTCTTGCATTTGCAATGTAAGGATACGGTTGTTGAGCGTTCTTTGCATTGTTTTCCTGTGCTGACACTGGATTCTGATAAAAAGATGGTGATCTATAACTATAGATTATAGGTTGTCTTGCATTTGCAATGTAAGGATATGGTTGTTGTTTATTCCTAATGTTAGGTTCTTGTGCTGGTGCAATAAATGGACTTCTACCTGTTGTGTTTACAGAATTTTGAGAGATATAAGGTTGTGGCCCTCTCACATTACCAACATTTGAAAGTTGATTTATAACAGACTGAATAGTTTGTGTTGAAGGTTGTCTATATGCATACGGCCCACCAACATAAGGGTCTTGTATTTGATAAGTCAACGGAGTTCTAGTTTGTGTTGTACTCGGTTGTCTAGTAGTAGAAGCAACGATTGCCTGAGTAATCAACGGTTGTTGTGATTGTCCAGTAGTAATATATGGAGTCGGTTGTCTATATGCCACTGGCCCACCATCAGGTGAATAAAACGGAATCTGAATTATTACAGGATTCTGTGCTTGAGCTTGCGAAGGAGTAGGTGTTGGAACCCTACCCGAAACAGGATTTTGAACAATTGCCTGTGTTTGAGCCTGGCCAGGTTGTTGTGAAATATAAGGATATGGTTGCTGTGCATTTACACCATACGGTGATCCATAACTATATGTGAATGGACTTTGTCCTTGTCTTGCATATGTAAAAGGACTTTGTTTACTCCTTATATTAGGTTGTTGAGCACTTACAGGATTTCTATATGTAAACGGACTTTGTTGTTGATATATAAAAGGTGTTTGACCCTGTCTTGCATATGTAAAAGGATGTTGATATGTGAAAGGACTTTGTCCTTGTCTTGCATATGTGAAAGGACTCTGTTTGTTTCTTATATTTGGTTCCTGTGCGCTTACAGGATTTCTATATGTGAAAGGAGTTCTATTCTGATATGTAAAAGGAGCTTGTGCGTTAGCAGGATACGAACCATTTATATTTCTTATATTTGGTTCCTGTGCATTCCTTATTATTTGACCTTGGTACGGTTGTTGAAAAGCAGACCCGTGATTTATATAGATTTCGTCAGACATATCATATCACAAACCAAAGGTGACCAACACTTGAAGAGCCAACACCTGTAGGTGCAGAAGATACTACTTCATAGTCTAACTCAACATCGTCAACATCGATTTTCACTCCATTAGATGTGTTCACACTTATAACACCTGAATTACTAAAATCAATACCAGCTCCACCTGTCAAATATGATTGTACATTTGAATTATCGTATTGAGATGCAGCCGAGAATGCAAGTGTATTATTTGCATCATCGTAACTTACTGTAATATTACTGTGAGTTGCAGATGTTATCATTGTAGCTGCAGCGTCTTGAGCTCTTTCAGTTGTATGATATAGATTTGTTCCTTCTGATACTGTAGTAGTTGTTTGTTTGTCTACTGGTTCATATTGACTACTGGATGAATTATATGCTAATATCTGTCCGTTAGAAGGTGCAGTGGTACTAACATCACTCAAATCTGTTATTTGGTGATTTGTAATATCAGACACGGTTCCTGTCAATGCACCTGTTGAATTTTCTAAAATCTTTGTTCCGTCATCCTTTAAGATATCACCTTTTACATCACCAGTTACCGTACCAGTGATATTACCAACAAATGCAGTTGATGTGATCGAACTAAATCCTGATCCTACTCCACCTGTAATTGTTGCAGTCCCATCAGACACGATTGGGAATTGTACTTTCTTTCCTGATACTGTTGATATAACATCGTCTTCTGCAAAAGTTTTACCAGCTAATTGAATTGTATATCCAGTTTCCAAGACTGTTGTTCTTCCAGTGGAAGAACCATTTAATATTACACCACTATCATTGATATTGTAGATTGTGTTTGCAGCTGTCTCTGTAAATTGACCTGTTCCACTACCAGCACCACCACCTTCACCAACTACTGAACCAGTGAATGTGTAAATATTGATAATGTCACCTGCTGATGCACCTGAGTTTAAAGTAATCGAACTTGATATACCACCACTATATGCACCCACACTGTAATCGTTACCTTCATTTAAGTGTGAACCATTTTTAAATACTTGGAATCTGCCAGTTCTCAATTTGACAGTTTTATTATCAGCCTCATGAGAGGAATTGAAAACTGTTTGAGATGCAGTTGCAGTGAATGTAAAATTATCAAAGAAGAAAGTTTTGTTTTCTAATTCGTTAATTGCATCTACTAGGTTATTATTATTGTTGATCGTTCCAACGAGGCCAGAGATAGTTCCGACATCATTTGCCAACTGATTATAATTACCCCTAAACTCTTCTAGAGTTTGATTTCTTGTAACTGTTCTAGCCATCTTTGTTTATTAGTTCCTTTAATAATGATTTAATCTCACTCATATCATTCTTTAAACTATTTATCTCATCTCTCTGAGTCCTTAACATCTGTCTTCGTCTCATAGTGAGTCTGTATTGTTCAACATCCGTATTGATAATTGCATGAGACTCTTCGTCTCTTACCAAATGTGTATGTCCTTCTACCTTGATACCCATTATGCTAATGCCATACATCTAAGTGCAGAGACCGCTGGAGGTGTACATGTATTGCTACCTTGTCCTACAATCTTAATTGCAAATGCAGTAAATTCAGGTAAGTCTTCTGCAGTATATTCGTATTCCTTAAAGTTTCTTTGATCCACTTCGATACCTTTATCGGGTGAACCATCTGTGTTAAAGAACTCAAATCCTATATCATCGAGAGGTGTATTTTCATCACTCTTGATGATCTTAAACATATACTTGAGTTCTGTGTTTGGTGGTCTAAAGTTATCTGCAATAACTTTCAGACTTGTAGCAGGAGTTTTCAAGTTAACTTTTCTTGTTACATAGACCATTGCATTGTTATCCCCTTCGGGTTCCGTAGACGCCGAATATGCAACTCCTGTAGGCACATCTGATGCACTATCTATGTTATTCAGTCTGTTTGCAATTGCAATTGCACCTACTGTACCAACATCTAACACTGGTGAAACAGTGGTACTTGAGGTAAACATTTGTAGTAACAATCTAAATGATCTAACACTTGACATTTTGTTTGTTTCGTTTATAGGTGATGCAACTACGGCTGGATTGTCCAAATATGAATTATCATTTAGTGTGATAAAGTTATTTGCTGATCTTCTTGTATATGCAGTATCACCTGTTGCAATATGTCCTTCGGGTGATTTCATTGCAGTCGATTCTGTACTTGCAATAATTTTTGAACCACCTTGTTGTATTGAAGGTATCATAGTGTGTAGAGTATCATAATAGAAGTTTCTTGATTCCATTACATTTTCTCCACCACCGATAGTAGATTCTAATGCAGTATATCCTGATTTGAATTTATTGTTTGCAATATATGTGGACATATCTACTGCAACATTGTATGAGTCTATACCTATATCTGATATACCAGCTGTGTTTGTGTCACCATATGTGATCGTACTTGAACCACCGATTGCATCCACTGGGATACCACCTAGTGTTTGTCCGACTGATCCGACATTAACTAAGAAGTCTGCACCACCATTAAAGGTGTCGACTCGTATATTATCTCCAGCTGTGTATCCTTGGCCTGGATTTACAATCCTTGCATCAGTGATACTACCACTTGCAATTGTGAAGTCTACAATCAATCCTGATCCTGTTCCACCTGTTGTTGCTTGGTTTGTGTAAGTATTATCTGCTGGTGATCCACCACCTGTATCAAGAGATGGACTTGCAAGAGTTATTACTGAACCTACTCTATCTCCAGTTATACCTGATATTTGAACATTTGAACTTGTATCATATTGTCCATGCATGTAACTTGATACTTTAACAGTGTTACTACTTACAGTTGTTTGAATAGGATTCTTTGCAAGTTTTTGTGAAGGTACATCTACATTCTCAAAATATACAGATGCAACTTTAGTATTATCAAATTGTGCAATCTTCATGTTAAACTTCAAGTCATCTGTTTGTTCTGCAGTCCATGTTGAAGCATTCTGTGATAAGAATAATGAACCTGCGTATGGTTGTCCTGAAATTGTTTCTCCAGTAATTAAATCTGCTTCACCCATTCTTGATATGAAACATTCGTAATCATTTGAGTTTGAATAAACTACAAAACAGTATTCTACTTTTTCGTTTACAAATACTGGTGAATCGAATGTAAATGTTGTTGCAGTCGAACCGTCTTGAGATATATTAATATCGCCTGGGTTCAATGTCTTGGTTGAGAATGGTAATACAGTTTGGCCTGGATATCCATTCACCATGTTTCTGATTTCTACTGATACTGGCATATGAGTTGATTTTGCTTGGAAGTACAAGTCTATCGAAGTCAACATCATTCCACCTGTTGCCTCACAAATAAATGATTGTGCTAGTGGGTCACCCCAACCTCTTTCTAATCTAGACCCTTGACCCCATGGTTCAGGGATTTCTGCCCCAACAAGTCCTACTCCCATTCCTAAAATCGGATTAGGGAAGAACGGTATCGCAGGTGGCTCGGGTGGAGGCACTGGTAAAGGCACTGGAGGTGCAGGCGGTACAAATATTACTGGTGGTATTACTGGGTCTGGCACTGGTTCAGGTACAGTAGGAGTAATTTCAACTACAGGCGGTGTGGTATCTCTTGGGATATCAGGTGCCTGAGTATCTACTCTACTTATATTTAACCTTTCACCTCTTCTCTGTGATTGTCTTGTACCTGAAACTGATTGAGTAATAACTCTACCATTTCTTGTTGAAGTAATTTCTGTTTGTGAACTTGCCAATAATCCTTGAGCTTGATATACTGCAGAACCAGTTGAAGGTGGATTAGACAAGTTGTAGAATGAAGAAGTAATTCTTAATTCTCTCATACCTGTAGGGAATCTCTGAACATTGTCATTAGGCAATTCAAAGAATCCTCTCAATCTACCATTACCATCTGATTTTAAATTTGAAGTTACGGTTGTTCCACCGTCTACAGAATAACTTGAATTAAATGGTCTTACAAATTTATCCACTCTAATTCCATCAAAGAAGAAGAAGTGGTTTGTGCCTGGCTTTAAGTTGGTTGCATCGATCTCAATCGTTCTTGCTCTCATGAAAGGTATGATCGATACAGATACTATTCTGTCGTTTCTTGTTTCTACAAAGTCTTCAACTACAGATGTTGTAACACCAGTTCTTGTTTGTATTTCAGGTGTCTCTGTGATCTCTCTAGTGATCTCTGTTCCAGCCTGCCATGTTCCACCCTGTAATGGGTCTCCACTCCATGATCCTGATGAAGTTGATTGTACTTCTGTTGATACCTGTGTAGGTTCTCCTGACCAAGTTGTTTGCCATGAGTTCCAAACAGTTCCTAATGAGTTTCCTACTCCAGCTAGAACTGCATCGAAGTTTCCTTCTCTGTTGATTCTGACATCAGGTAATCTCTCTGAGTCATTCCATATATCTGTTTCAGGTGTTAACTTAACATTACCGATAAATGCAAAGACATGATATGGGTTAACATTTATATGTCTTGAAGCTTTGTCCTGATTCACATATGATCTTTGGTCATAAGGTAAGGTAATTAAGTCTCCAGTCTTCTGATAACTAGAAGAAGAACTTGTATTCAGTGAAATATCAAAGAACTGAGTAAAGGTCTGTGGTCGTAACATACCCATCTTAGTGTCAATAGAACATTTATAATCAGGATGGTTAACATCACCAATTTTATGTCCTCTAAAGTTATCTACGAGGAATCCTGATTTGAATCTATCGAATCCATCTGCATCTAATATCTGAGCAGACTGGGTGTCTTTTTCTAGTAATGATAGAGATGTAATTCTCTCTAGGTTAGTGACCCTGTTGTTGATCCTACCAATATCTTTCATCGTAAATCTACGGTGATCGAAAGTTCTTACTCTAATCTTCTTTAAATCTTTTGTATAAGCTGGAATGAATAACTCAAACATTTCGATTGAGTCATCAATTGCTTTTGGTTTTGTTGGTGACAACGCAGGTGTTCCTGTCGAGATATCAAATCTACCATCACTCAATAAGAAAATCTTATCTATTCTTGAAGTATAGAATGATATATCACCTGTTGTTGACAATGTTGGAACTGGTGTATCAAATACATTGACACCTGTTCCTGTAAAACTTCTACTGTAGTAATCAAATGGATCACCACTTAGTCCTGTTGATATATTCAACGGAGAAGCTGGGTTTGCACCAGCAGCTGCATCAGATATATCACTACTTGTATACAATTGTGCAACACTTGGTCTAAAGTCTAATGCGTCTGATAATTCGAATTGACCATCGGGTTCTAAACCACCTAGGTCTACTTTGTTTGGTGAATAAACTGGTATATCACCATAGTCTATTCCGTCATAAGAGGCCACATCATAGAATTGTCCTACTCCACCTGTGAAGTAATCAAAGACTATGAGTATTGAATTGTTTGGTGTAGGTGCGCCTGGTTTTAATGTGATCTTACCATGGTCATAGAAACCATCTCTTTGACCATTGTCAAAGAAATATCTATCTGTAATGTTATCACCACCAGTTGTTACTGTTCCAATTGTTCCAGTAAAGTTTGATGTTTGACCTACTACTGCTTCACCTTCGGTGAATGTAAAATTGTTCATGTAATAGAAGAATGATGCAGAACCAGCGTTGAACTTTATGATTCTTGCTTTTGCACCTGATGTTTGTCCTATGACTTCTTCTTCATTTACTGGTGTTCCTGATGCAACTGCAAGTATACCACTTGGAGGTAATGGTGTAGAACCACCGATACCTTCATAGATACCTCTAATTGCAAAACAGTCTGCAACACCTAATGTGATGTCTTTATTATCGAAACATGTTCCATAATCATATGCACCTGCGTTACCAGCATATTTTTGACTTACTAATGCACATCTTGATCTCTTAAGTGTTTTGTCACTATTGACTGGTACACTTAATGTAACTGCATATGATACGATGTAATCAACACCATCAGCTGCACCTGTTGTAAATTCATATCTCTCAGTTGTTGCTGTTGGATTCGTTTTACTTCCAGCAGTTGTTACTGGGTCTAACTCGACACCTAAAGTATTTGCACCACCACCTGTTGCACCATTCAAATCATATACAGATAACTGGAAGTTATCTCTAGATAATTGTAAGAATGCTTCGTTTGAATCTGTTGTGACTGTAACTTTACCACCTGAGGCTGCAATGATCTTTTGTTTTTTGACTGTTACATCATCGGGAGTATGTGTCTTGACATAATCTCTTGGCCATGCAAAGATAGCTGCAGTTTGATCTTGGTCATAAATCTTAGTTCTTCTTCTTGCAACATTACCTGAGAAGCTTGAAGATGCATTTCCTGTTAATGTAAGTGCAACATTACTTGTTATACTTGCAACTACAAATTCATTTGTTCCATTTGCAGTAATTATATCACCTTCTTTTAACTCAGATGTGAATCTAGTTCCAAAACCTGTTACTGCTGTCGATGAACCTGTAAGTGTAACTGAACCTGTTAGTGTTACATCATCGTCTTGAATAATATCTGCAGTAAAGTCTGCAACTGATGCGTCTGTTCTTTCTTGTCCTATCCCCCTTGCTCTGTCTATATTATAAGACCTAACTTCGTTTGCAATACCTCTGTAGTTTTCACCTACAATTGTACATGAGAATGTACCATCACCTGTTGATGTTACTGTTTCTCCGTGTTGGAATATACCATTCACATCGTGGATATAAACTGCATTTGAGTTATTATCGTATGCAATAATACCTGTTGCACCACTTGTTCCACCTATGAGTTTGTCTCCAGCATTTGCAGTTCCAGTATGAGAACTATAACCGATCTTTGTAAACATTCTTACATCGAAGAGATATAGACTTACTCCGTCTTCTGCAGCTCCTGTATCGTCATGAGAGTCAATATATCTGACTCTTGCAAATCCGATATGATCTCCTGATCCTAAACTACCTGCTGATAATTCACTTGGGAATAACTGACATACTCCATGAGGGTCTAGTGCTTGAGCTCCTGACTCATTTCCAAAATCAGGGAAACCATGACAGTTTTCAACTTTAATATAGTTCCCTAATCTAGTTGGTGTTTTTGCACCTGCGATTGTTTGTGTTGTTCTTGCTTTGTTTAATGATAGATTAGTTGTTCCGATCTTATCGATCTCATAACCTTTAACATATGCCTTTCCTGGCGATATCTGAAATAGGAATTTACTTTCTAATCCACCTTGACTCTTGAGATAAAAACCTGCGTTTGTTGTATCGTCTAGGTGTTCTCTCATACTATGAGTAAATTGTTGTGTAATAAAGTCACCATTTGCATCGAATGTTCTTCGTGCAAGAGTATTCTCGATTTCGGAATACATAGGTCTTGTTTTTTGTAATTGTATCAGACCATTATTAACTCTGACTAATTCAATAAAGTTTGCATCGTCTGTTGAACCTAATGCAAGTTTTGAAAGTGTTAGTGTGAATTGGAATCTGTCGGCACCAGCTGCATTTTCGTTTGAAGTTCCCTGTGCATTATCGTACAATGTAGAATCTTCTGCAGTCGAGATCATCGATTCAGTAATGGATAAACCTACTCTATAAGAAGGTTTTGAATTATACTTCTCAAGTATTAGTTCTTGTTTGTCTACTTTTACAAAGAAACCTCTGATGAATACAACACCTTCTGAGATGTTTGCAATAGAACATCTTCCTATTGGTGTTTCTGATTGTGCTTCGACTGTAAAGTCATTGTTACTTGATGTATCTTCTGACACAACACCAGCATCACTAAATCCACACTTAACAAGTGTTTCTCCAGCTGTAAATACTGATGAATGGTTTGCATCTGTTCCTTGTCTTTCGAATCTGACAAAGAGTGTAAGTTTGTCTGTAGTTGTTTCTGCAGTTGAAGTTATAACCTTTGCAACAACACCTGATGTCTGACCAACTAAATGTAGACCATGGTATAGTTGTCTGTATGATTCTGCAGACGCATCACCACTTGAATTAGGGTTATCTGTTTTGACTTTGACATAGTATAAATCAAAGTCGACATCAGACTGAGCTCCTGATACGATAGAACCTTCTTGGAAGAAATGGTCACCTAATCTTTCTATCTGATTTTGTAAGATAGATTGTGTTTGGGTTAACTCTCTTGCTTGGAGTGGTCTTCCAGCTCGGTATAAAACCTTATGGAAGTTTTTAGACTCCGAATAGTCATCGTAATAGGGTGATATGTTTAAATCAGTCTTCTCTGCCATAGTTTACTCTTATTGTCTGTTAAGATGTAATCAATTACATCTGTATGATCAGCTTGATATCCTCAATCTGATCTGCAGCCCTAGTGACTGCGCCTCTATTCTCAACATACATGATGTTACCTGAGTATTTAACAATCTCAGGGAAGGAACTATCAACACTTGATACAGTTCCTATTGAACTTGCACCCTTAAACACTGTGTCTGTTCCTGAGAAGTTTACATATCCACCAGCATTATTTGCTTGAGGGATATGAGATACTACATTTCCAGTTATGGAAACAATTCTTGACACTGCAACACCCGTACCATCTGCAGATGCATCTCTAATAGTGTCATCTACTGCAAGACCTGTAACAGATGATAAAGTCATCTTATGGTAAGCTGAATAGTTAGTACCTGTTGCAACTGTAGTACCTGATGAGAATGGGTCTTGAATCAAACCAATTCTTCTAAAGTCATTATCTGTTGGGAAGTCACCTGATCCTTCTGCAAACTCTAATCTTGAGTTTACCATGACAAAGTTTCCACCTAGTTCTTCAACTGGGTTTGCACCATGTCCATACTGAGGTGATATCATTGGTGTTACCACTGCACTTGTTGAAGGAGTTCCGATACCTGAGATACCATCTACATTGATAGTTGCTCTCTTATATCCTGATCCATTTGTAGTAACGGTTACATGTGAAACATTTCCTGATGCATTAACATGAACTGTACATACACCACTTGAACCATCTCCAGCAATTGCAACACTTGTATAGTTACCTTGAGTGTAACCAGCTCCACCACTGTTTACTTTAACATGGAGGATTCCACCATCTATAGCATTGTTCTCAACATCCCATTGTGCAGAACTATCATCTGATACTCCACCAAGTTCTGTTTGAGCTCCAATAGTTTTAACGGGCATAAAGTCGGTAGTAACAAATTTAATTGTATCGGCAGCTGATACAGTATACATGTACTTCCAAAGATATCCTCGTCCACTTCCAGCACCAGTATCACTTGTTTCTACTAATGTAGTTGCACTGGTTCCTGTTGGTTTAACAGTTGATGCAACGGTTGATCCGTTATCTGCTCTTCCTGTTCTTATACACTTGTAAACATTGTACTCATCAGTGATTACATAATACTTTGCATCATACAAGTTTGTTGCACTTGTGGCTGATGAGGTACTTGTTGCACTGATTGTATGGTCATACTCATCGTAAGTAGTACCTGTTGTCCAGTTTTCTCTTGTAATTGCATGTGAGACATCTGCAGAAGAAACTTTCTTCAATGCTACCATGTCTGAGAATGCATCGTATTCTTCACCTGTAGAATTAGCTGGTGAAGGTGGTGAGGTGTCATCCGTCCAAGGGAATGACCTACCAATAAACATATAAGTTGAAGAAGCTGATTCTCCAAAATCTTCTATGAATTGTTTCGCACTATGTGTTCGAAACTTTTCGGTTATAATTGCTGCCATTTTTTAAATCTCCGTTATACTATAGATTATTTATATACTATTTATAAAGAACTCAACTGTGAATTCGTAATATTTGAAGATATTACATAAGAGTTCCATGTTATGTTAGTTCTCTTGAATGATAGTTCATCAAAACTCTTCATTCTGTGGTTTGGAATCATTGCATCAAAGTCCTCAAAAGTGAAACCACTCTCTTTTGATTCCTCTAATAACACCGATCCATATCCATCTTCAAGAACAATTCTGTCTTGGTCGTTGTTATCCAAGTCTTCGTCAAGCAAATAGTATGCTATATCGAAGACATTTTGGTCGACAATATTATTTAGGTCACCAATTGTAGTTCCCATAGGAACAAAAGAGGTTAGTGACCCACCCTCTGTTCTTTCATCTAGAACGACACCACCGTCCTCTAGAATAATTGTTTCTCCAGCTTCCGTTGTATGATAGAAGTTTGCAAGAGTCTGTACTCTTTCTGTTGCCATATACCTTGTATTTTCTTTTGTATATGATGCATCTTCTAATTCTACACCGAAACCATCCTCTGTTATGAATCTTGCACCTAGTCCATCACCTTCATCTTCTTCCATTCTTAAATTAAATACATCCTCTTCAACTATGATTTTACTAAATCCATCTTCTAAAACTATTGCTTCAGATTCGAAAGGATGATATGATGGTAATACAATACCTGACTCAGCCATTCTATACAATTCTGCTCTTCTTTCGTATGGACTATGTGATGGGTTGTTGACATTGTCTATGTTCAATACTGTATCGGTATTTCCTGACATAACAGCAATCTCTCCACCCATTCCTGAATGATTTACACAATAATAATAGAATGTTCCTGCTGTACTTGGAGTGAATGCAGTGAAATTTAAACCTTCAACTACACCTGTTGTGTATTCACTTCCACCGTTGTGAGAACCATCATTTGTTGTTGATATCTTAAATGGATGTGAATTATTTCCATAGTTGAAGTAATATGTTACTCCAGTTTCTAATTCTAGTTTCTTTCTTCTTATACCATTGATTGCATATTGATTTCCACTTCCATCATATTGTATTTCTACTGGAACACTCTGAGCTCTTGGATTTGTATCTTGTCTTGTTCTTTGTCTTACTGATGCATTAGATACAAGTTCTTTTATTATAAGATTGATATGACCTCTTTGTGCAAATAAATCTGTATCAAACTTAGATAAGTCTGTAGGCATGTATACAAGAGTCATGTCCTTTTGTTCATGAATCAATACTTCTTTAATATGTTCTGTGATTGCATTGATATCAGGAGCTGATTCTAATATCATATGATATCCATTCTCTAATAGGATATTAGATTCATCATCTCTTCTATCTCCTACAAAACCTGAACCATCATATGCTTCTAAATCCACATGATATGTTGGTGTACCTTTGATAATGATAGTAGGTATAAAATTAAATCTGCTTTCTCTTTCTATTCCTGTTTCATTTGTTATCAAGTCAAATGGGTTAACAAAGTTTTTAACTGCAACCTCACCAAAGAATATGTGACCTGATGGGTGGACTAAGTCCTTGACAATTGATCTATATTTGTTTATACTCTCACCAACTTTAATAATGTAAGAGTGTGTTTGATAGAATAGTCCATCATGCAAATTAGATGCATCTTCATCTAGTGTAGAATTTAATGTTACTAATTGTCTCTGTATGATACCCTCTGCACCAAGCTTACCTCTTGCTTGGAAAGGATTGAATTTCAAACAAGTGAATTTATCTGCACTATTAAACAATATTTCTTCATTGTCAAGGAAGTGGCCATCTAAATCTGTGAATGTTAGAACACTTTGGTTTGGATTGTAGTTTATAACCTTACCTGTAGAACCTGTAATTCTTCCTGTAAATGTTAAGTTTGATGTAAGTGTAGCAGTTGGTGTGTTAATCAACATTTTAGAATGAGATGTTGAATCCATCACCTGATCTTCTTTGAAGTTATATCCTTGATCTTGGATGTTGATTGATCCTACACCACCAATTTCATCTGAGTATGCAAGAAGTTTTGCACCTGTTCCACTTGATACTTTAATTTGTTTTGCAGTCTTAACTGTTCCTGATGTTCCACCAGTTATAGGTTCTCCAGCTGAAACGAATTGATTTACATCGGTGTGAGTTCTTTTAACTACTAATCGATTGTCCTCTTCTTCTATTCTAATGATAGATGCAGTTGCACTTGATGTACCACCTGTAACTGTTTCACCAACTTGGTATCCTGATATGTCTGCTGGGTCTAAGTAAATATAACCGCCAGGAAAACATTGAGGTAATGTTGTATAACCTGAGCCTGGTGATGTAATAACCACACTTCTTATAAATGATTCAGTGGTACTAAGTTGTATTTTATCACCATCTTCCAATAATAGATTATTGAAATCTGTAAAAATTTCTATCAATGCACCAGCACTCTGACCACTATTAAATGTAACTCTGTCATTCTTAAATGTGTAATCATCGTAAGGGGTTTTCTTTACACCGTCAACAAAAACTTGTACTGAGTTATCGTTGAATAGTATGAGTTGTCCGTTATCATCTGTATTACCAACTCCACCAAAAACAGTTTGTCCTGCTGTTGCAGTGATTTCGAATTGACCCCACTCTGTTCTGTTTTCTAAAATTACAACATCTTCTACTGCACCGATCAAAGCTTCAGCAGCGTTACCATCTGCATTAGAGTTATCGAAGACAATTACATCTCCACCATTATATCCTGTACCACCATCAACTATGAATACCTTTTCTACTCCACCTCTTCGGAGTCCATCGACAACACCTTTTGCTTTTACTACATCTCTTCCTGCTTTACCATCATTGAAAATAATCGGATCATTCAGCGAGTACATAGAACCAAAACTTTGGAACTCGTTTAGTAAACCTCCTGAGTATGATTCATTATAGTAATCAACATTTGCAGCTGATACCGTTGCATTTGCAACTAGGGTTGCAGTTACATCGTCTGTAATTGTTGCAATCTCAGAAGTGTATTGTGTATTTGATACGGTGTACTTAATAGTATCACCTACTTTTAGTTCTCTCAAGAACTTAGAAGCTGCACCTGTTAAAGTCTTTGCACCGTTTGATGTTGTAATGTTACCTGATAGTTGTGGACTTTCTAAAAGAATTGTATCCCCATCTTCCTGTGCAACATATACTGATGATTGTGTTACATCTAAATCTGATAGTATACCTTTACATCGTCCAGTAACTTTGGTTACTCCATCTCGATCTACAAAAGTACACGGATGTTCTTCTAAGAAAGTACCATAGTGATTATCTGAAATCTCTAATGAGTATTCTGCTCTTTCTGAATTTATGATGTATACATTTTCTACAATTGATTCTGCTTTTATTTGAACACCATCATCCTCATATTGAATAACTTTATCTGTTGGGCTTGGAAGTGTATTAACATCATCCATGACAACAGCAATTCTTCTTTGATGATTGTGTCCTGATTCTGAAACTTGTATTGTCTCATCAATCAGATATCTGATCTCTGCATCTTGTCCATATAATAATCTAAGTAAGAACTGGACTGATTCTTTAGTACCTTTCTTTTGATAAAGGTCATGTATGTTCTTGATCGTTAACCTTGCATCCTGTGTTTCGTCTAGGTCTAACGATGGTATGAAATCTTTTGAAAAATAATCTAGGAACTCTTCTGTAGTTTTATCTACATCTGAGTAATTTAAAAGATTATTGTTTGCAAGTATGGTATTATGTTTGAATGATCTGACTACACCAGTCTGTCCACCTTGCCTACTTGTTACAGTCTCACCACTATCAAAACCTTTTCCGTGAATTGTAGAGGTATAAAATGTATTACCATTGATAACATTTATCTTTGCGACTGTCCCTGTTTTAGAACCTACAATATACTCACCTTTTGCAAAGGGAGTTATGTCTTGTTCTAAAATTAATTTGGAAGTCTCAGCATCAGGGGCTGCTGGAACTGTTGCAGTTTCAACTAGAAGTTTACCTTGGTCATCCTCTAAGAGAAACTCATCTATGTCTCCCTGAGACTGGAGTACCAAGACTTCAGCCTCAAGGAATTCATAGTATGCCTTTAAGAATTGCTCAAATACTGGTGCTTCTTCCTGAACAAAATCAGGAACAAGTTGTGTTATCCTATCAGATAACTTGTCAATATTTGGGGCATCACTTGACATGATCTTAGGCGATTACTGCACCGTGATGTGAGATCAAACTCCATCCACCATTTGAAGAACCTAACCACATTAACATGGCTGATTCACCAATTGTGCTTAATGTAATTGTTGAACCACCAGTAAAGTTAGATGGTGTAATAACTACATTATAAGAACCTGCTGGTTCTGTAACAGCAACGATGAATTTGATTTCACCTGTATCACTTGAATCAGGAAGTGATAATGCAAGGTCTGCTGAAACTGAATCAGCGTCTACTGCAATAACACCACCATTTGCAATTGATCCGTTGGCACTTACTGTGACAACATCATTCACTGCCAAGTGAGTTGGGATGTTTTCAAAAAGACTTGAAATAGCAAGTCTTTTGTTTACGGGAGTTCCACTAGGGTCGTCAACGACATGCAAGATGTCTGTTCCACTAACCTCGGAACCGTTCATTACGGTCAAAGCCGTTATTTTTTTATCTGCCATTCTCTTTTCCTCCTATAATCCAATTGAATGGGAAACTACTCAGGGGATTCCTGACCACTTTATACATTTATTTTAATAACTACTGGTTGAGGTAGAAGTATACCCGACCCCAGCACTCGATTCACCACTTGCGATGGTGTCTACTTCACCAGTTACTTTAACATCGTCCATTGAGATATCAATTAAGTTACCTCTTTCTGCAACGACATCATTACCCGAAGGTATAACTGTGAAGTCTATCGATGTATCAGCATTAACCGTAGAGGTTAAGATGAAAGCATTGATAGATATAAGTCCAGTGGAATAGTTAACTATTCCAGCTGCACTGTCCTTGTAGATTCGTGTTGACCCTGATAGATAATACCTTCTTAGATTACCTTTTCCGTCATCGTCAAAGTAATAGGTATTTACTGAGTCACCACCAACCTTAAAACCTGTTGTTGTTATAATCCCACCAGCGTCTGCATTGTGACCTGAGTGTGGATTGAATAGAGCATTACCCATAGAAAGAGTATACCCTTTTGGATTTGTAGAAACTATACCATTTAGTTTCTTTCTTAATCTGATGTTTGTTGTGTTTGATAAGATAGCAGAATCTGCTTCGTCAATAGTTTTAGTTAGATTCGAATGTCTAAAGATTGCATCGAATCCATTTAGATTATCTGTATCAAACTGATTGATTGTATTCTTGACCAATGTTGACAACTCTCCAGCTGTTAGTGTGGTTAGAGCAGGATTGTATTTGAATGTAGTTGAGATTAAAATTTTAATTATATCTGCATCTACGATTTCGGGTCTAACCGTCAACATATTTAGTTTGTTTAAACTATTCTTTACCTGAGTTTTCTCTGTCTCAGAAAGATAGTCTGCATTGTTTGGTTTAAGTGCAACAAATACTTTACCATATGCAGGCGGAACATTATCCTCACCTCCCCATACTGCAACTGCATCTGCATTTGGATAGTATTCTTGTACTTTTGCTTTGTAGTCATTCAATGTAACAAGTCTATTCTGTGATGTATAGAACTTGGTTGCTTTGAACTTGATCGATTCGATTGATTCTTTCTCTGCACCACCTGATGCTTTTTCTGTAACTGATATTGTAGAATCTGTAAACCCGTTGATTGCACCTACTTGAGTAAATCTATTGGCTCCATCTGCATGTACATCATCAACGATTACATAATCAACTGTTATGATATCCCCATCTAGTAATGCCACACCTAATGTACCATCACCAAAATATATCTCAATGAATCCTTCTTCATTCTCTTGAGTATAATATACTTTTGATGTTGTATCGATGTTTGATACATCAGTTGATAGTGCATATGTAGATGATACACCACCTGAGTTAATTGTTACAGTCATTCTCTGTTTATCTACTCTCTGATTTGATACTACAAACTTTGCATTTTTAATTTGACTATCAAATACAAATTGATCTTGGGCAAATAATCCTTGAACTAGATCAACATTACTGTATGTAAATGTAGTACCATCAACTGTAGGTGTATATGTTGAAGCTGATACAAACTCGTACTTGACTCCTTCATATGTTGTTCTGAATTGTGTACCCCTTGACATAATCATAGAAGATGTAGATGGAACTGTACCATCTGCACTTCTTACATTTCTGAGAACTATATTTGCTTTGGCAGTAGAAGCTTTCTCAGAAGATGGTACAAATCCTAAATCTTTTGCACGACTTACAACATTCTTTCTTATCTGTGCAGAATCTAAAAACAACTCAGAGGCTGCAATGTTGGTATTAACTGCACCAATATGAGATGCATATGCAAGAAGGTCTATCAAGATTGATAGGGTTGCACCTTCAAAATTATAATCTTTGAATGTATCTTGTCCTTTAAGATAATTCTTGAGGTTGTCTGCAATGTTATCGAAGTCTAAATCAGTAACATTTATCTGTGAACTTTTAACTGCCATTATCGTGTCCTATTTACTGTAAATTGAAGTTCTTGATTTGATAGACCATTTTTAATATTATAAAACACTGTTACATCTAGAGAGTTATCCTTAGTTTGGAAAACACATCTAACATTTTGCACTCTTGGTTCAAAATCTTCTATTGCTTGAGTAAGTCTTTTCTTAGCTCTGTTTAATTTTCTGTCGGTGTCTAATTCGAATAGTAACCCACGAATGTTTCCACCTAAACTTGGTTTAAAAGGTCTTTCATAGTAATTAGTCATCACTATATTTCTGACTGCTCTACGAACTGCATCTGAGTCAGATTTAGTTGCAACATCTCCTGTAATAGGATGTGCTGTGAATGATAAATCAAGGTCTTTATAAGCATTCTTGATTGCAACATTCTTACTATTGGGTTTTACATAATCGACCATAATACTATTTATACAATTAGCTTGGGCCTCCTGTCTTCGGAGCTGCACTTCCGCCTACAGTATGTGTATGTGATGAAAGTTTCACACCCTTACCTGTAACTTCTCCACTTGCAGTGATAGAAGAACTATTAGATTGTTTACCTGTAACATTCAATGTACTATGTAATTTAGTTGCCTTAGAAACATCGAGTGTACCCGTTATTGTTGTGTCTGATATAATCTCTGTTGTGTTATTACCTGTTATTGTGATCTTACCTTCTGAGGTTACATCAGTTGTACCACCGATCTGTCCTGTGAAGTTTCCTTCTGTAATAGTAGAAGTAACATTACCCTTTGATACTGTAGAATCTACATTACCCTCTGCAACCAATTCAGTTACATTTCCTTTTAAAACTTTTAGATCAACATTACCTGTATCGATTGTTATGTTTACATTACCATAACCTACTTGTAAATCTGTATTACCAGCTATGAATACTTTGTCATCCTTTAGGATTGCAGTATAGTTATTGTTTACAATTCTAGTAACCTCAGAACCATCTGCATGTATCTCATGGAATGTACCTGATCTATGATGAACATTGATTCTTTCTTTTCCTAAAGTATCATCTACTTCAAATACATGACCTGATTCTGATTGTGTAACTTTGTTATATGGATATACTGGTGCAGAATCTACATCTACAAAATCTTTGAGTATCTTTTGTTCATCGGGTATCTCTACCTCATTACCTTCTGCATCAGTTTGTTTTGCAATCTTATGATCTAATACTGAACCTCTTGCAAGTGTAGAGTAATCTGACTCATCAACATATAAAGGATAGTATGGCAACATCTCTTCTGTGAGTTCCAACTCTTTGATAGTTGATCCTGTGTTATCATACTTGACATCAATAGTCTCAGGTGACTTAGGTGCAGTATCCATTGCAGTAGTGAGACCCCAACCCCTTCTTGAATCTTGAGTAGGGTTTGGTGCTTCTGGGCCTTCTTTATATCCATCAACTGTTAATGCTCTTGGATCGTTAAATCCCTTCTCAATACTTCTAGTCAATAATGCATCTGTAATATCTTCTTTGTATCCAGCCTGTGGTATACCAGCTGCAACACCCATAACGATTGGGTCTTGTTTTGCTTGATCTCTAAAATATCCAAAGACCGTAGACCCTTCTACAAGTCCGTGACCTGTTCCTAATCCTGAAAGACCAGCAGAAGTTGTTGGAAGGATAACTTGACACCATGGTAAATCAGCTGATGCAATAAGAAGTTTATCATCAGTATGAATTCCATGTATACGAACACGGACACGACCAACCTTTAGAGGGTCTTGTCTATCTTCTACTATCCCGTAAAAATAATCCATTAGTATCCTTTATTCCAAATCCATATGAACAATAGGGGTAATCCTACCCATGCCAATAATGTTAAACTAAAATATGTTATTACTTCTATCATTCTGTATCCTCAGGCGGTGTTGCTTCATCTAATGGTTTGGCATCTTCTATTTTCTTTGCATAACTTTCTTTTACACATTCTAATTGTAAGAGACCTTGTTTCTTTGTTGGATCACCATTGAGTGCAAGATCGGTTATTAAATATCTGTCATCGTTTACTTTATCTGATTTACTTCCTTCGCCAGGGACTTCGGGTGTTGGTATCTGCAATTTGATAATCATACCAACTGTTAAGTCTGTTCTGAGAGGAATTGTTAATTGTATTCTGTGTTGTTGTAAAATCTCTAAGAGAGCTCTTCTCTCTAATATACCACTGTCGTTTAGTTTTCTTGGTTCAAATACTTCGGGGTCTGATAAATTCTCTGCATTATCAAATGAATGTTGATTGTGATAATCTCTGATAATTAAAGAATCAAATTCTTCTATCGGGTTTATATCTACATCTATTTCATCAATAGTAGGTGATACAGCTGGATCAACGATCTCATTCGGTCTGAGGACTCTCTCCATGTCATCAGTATACAACATAGGAAATCCTGAGATGTGATCTCCTTTATCCATCGATGTTTTTAAATCATATACATTTTCTTCTTCTAGTTTTCTGATAGGATCATAAACCTTAAGTCGAGATGCATATGCACCACCTACAGTTGCTTGTAATGTGTCAAATAATTGTGGTTTTTTGTAACCTTGAATCGTAGTGTTTAGACCTTTGGCTGCATTTAAGTTTTCGTCTTCTGTCTCTGAGGTATTTCTAGGTATCATAGAAAATGGTATAGGGAATTCTAATTGAGTCATTGCATCAAAACTTAAAAATCTAAAACCACCATTTAATGTTTGATAAAAGAACATACCATTTCTAAATGCAAAACTTTCTCCTACCTGAGAATTGTTTGTAATGTAATCTATCAGTTCTGCAATAGTCCAGTTAGGACAAATGAATTGTTTGTTTTCGGGAACTGTCTTTTCCCATGCATCAAATTCAGCTGGTTTAAATTTACCAACATCTACTAATGCATTTTGTAATATCTGATCGTATCGACCACGAAGTGTTTGACTAATTCTTTTCCTTCTTGCATAAAACATTCGAGGGTCACATATTCTAAGAACATATGTTTGAGTTAACTCATCTAATCTTTGAAGGTTATCTAATTTGTAAACTCTAAATGTTTTATCAATTGAATACTCTTTATCTGCATCATCACCTATACCTTCCTTTTGACTGATAGCAATACGAACATATTCTTGACCAGTTAGTCTAAAGTTTTTTGGAAGATGTAGTCCATCATATATGGATATTTCACCCGTGACAAACTTATTGAATATAGATTCAAATAATTTAAAACCCATGACCATATTAGTAATGTCTATGGATTCATCGTATTGGTTGACTAGGGTGAATGCATCTATCTTGAACTCACCTGCTACATAGTTTGCACTCATGATTTCATTATTTTCTCAAACTGACTTACAACTGGGCCAATCATATTCGGTTTGATAATTTTTATTAATCTTTTTGTCTCGTTCTTTTCGTATTCGTCTTCCCACAAAGATTTTGCAGTAGACCCACTAATAAAGTGTGTACTTCTGACTCCGTCCTTTTCGTAGTAAGCAACACCGTCTCTCGCATCAATAATAGAAAGAGGTGTAACTGATTTATTTGAAGTTGACCCTGTTACTTCCATAACATTTTGGAATCCTACTTCTACATCAACACCAATTCTACACATAGTAGGATCAACATCGATTATAATTCCTCTTGAATTTGTTCCTGTTATTGATTCACCCAAGAGAAACTTACTTGTTGATGATACTATATCTGATACTGAATCACATACAAAAAACTTTCCTTTGTATTTGTGATTTATATAGTTTTCAAATGTGATCTGATCTTTCCACCAATCATAGTAGTTATCAAAATCATTTACTAAGAAAAAAGTCCAGTGTAAATCACCATTACCATATAACTTAGATGCAAGTACATCAGGACGATCACCTTCTTGTAATTCATGTAAGGTATAATTGACTACAGCTTCTCTTGCAGCTCCTTCGATATTTGATTTACGAAAGAAATCTTTGATAGTGATGATCTTCCCATCATCAAGTTTGTATTGCATCTCAGGGAAGTTTTTAAAAAATTCTTTTGCCATTATTAACCTCCAGTTGATGAATCAAACAGACTTGGAGAACCACTCGTATCTGTAACTGTTCCCAACATACCTTTTACTTTTTCAGGTGCAACTCTATCTTCATAAACTTCTTGAGTCATGAGTTTGATCTCTGTAAAATCTATACTTATTTTTGAGAAGCCTGAAAAGAACTCATCATCACTTTGTCCTATCATATAATCTATATTATCTATCGGTGTAAATTTTACACTTGTACAAACCATAGGTAAGAATCTTTCCATTTGTTTTGCAACTGGGCCTTCTATTTCTAACTCAAATACATTTGGATAGTTAAAGAAGTTTTCTACTGTTGGTGTATCTCCTTCATCATCACCACCAGCTGCAAATGTATCAGGTAACATTGCAACTCTAAATGCATGTACGATTCTTTGAACCATTACTGCTTCTTCATATGATCTCGGATACATATCCCACTCAAATGAATGAGTTCTAAAATCTACACCCTCTAACATCTGTTCTTCCATCGGGTTCACTGCTCTACCAGCACGAAGGTTTCGTATTCCACCCCCCATACTACCGATTGCATTTTGTATAAATCCTGTGGCTGCATTGACCACTTCATCTAACATACCACCAGCTTCTCCACCACCACTTATTGCTTGATCGATTGCTCTTGCGCCTGCACCGATTGCCTGCTCACCATATTTGACATCTGATGATTGTTCCCATCCTCCACTAGGTAAAGGTAATGCAATAGAAATTTCTTGATCTGATAATAGGTTACCACCTGACTCTCTTGGTTTTCTTTTTCTTGTAGTGAAAAGCATGAAGTTATCCATGTCTCCATCAATAGGATATTGTAAATCTTGAGCAGGATTTGCTGGACTTCTTTTTGCTTTTCCTTTTGCCTTGGTGGCACTGTCTAATGATTTTTGAAGAGAGGATCGTCTCTGTTCTAACTTTCTTCTTCCCTCTTCTGCTTGTTGTTGGAGTTTGTCAACTTCTTCTGTATTTACACCACCTTTGTAACCGATACTTTCAATTTTGGATTTGATACCCTTGACTGACTTGACGGCAGATGATGCTTGGTTGATCTTGTCTAATAATTTGTTGATACTTGGCATATAAATATTCCTAACTAAAGGTCTTTATTCTATTTATGTCATACAGTGGTAAGTTTAAACCGAAGAATTATAAAAAATATAAGGGTGATCCTACGAAGATATATTATAGGTCTCTTTGGGAAAGGAGATTCATGGTATACTGCGACAACAACCCGAACATTTTGGAATGGGGAAGTGAAGAAGTCATCATTCCTTACCGTTCACCTGTAGATAGAAAGGTTCATCGTTACTTTCCTGACTTCTACATCAAATATCGTACTTCTCAAGGTGAAGTTAAGAGAGAAATCATTGAAGTTAAACCAAAATCTCAATGTTTCCCTCCGAAAGAGCCTAAAAGAGTCACAAAAAAATACAAACAAAAAGTTCTTACCTATATAATCAACCAAGCAAAGTTCAAAGCTGCTGGTGAATTCTGTAATGATAGGAAAATGGGATTCAGAATCTTAACCGAAGACCACCTAGTCCCAAAAAAAGGTAAAAAATGACAAAATTATTTGTATTTGACTTGGATGGAGTCCTAATTGACTCTTTACCCAACATGGAAACTGCATGGAAAGCAGTAAAAGTAAAACACGAAGTAAAAAATCCGTTTTCAGACTATAAAGAACAAATAGGGAAACCATTTGTTGAGATAATGAGGTGTCTTGGTCTTGAAAAACAACATTTAGAGATATATGACACCTACAGAACATACTCAAGGATGGATTTAGACAAGATTCCATTGTATGATGGTGTATATGAAACCCTAGAAACACTCAAAGAACAAGGAAGTAAGATTGCACTCTGCACATCTAAGGCAAGAGACACCGTTAAACTCCTTGAACACAAGTTACCCAAGTTTGATTACATCTCATGTCCTACAGCTGGACTGAGAGGTAAACCAGCTCCTGACCAATTGCTCTATACCATGGCAACCCTGAACACTGATCCATCTGAAACAGTCTATGTTGGTGATATGATATACGATCAACAAGCTGCAAGTAGAGCTGGAGTACATTTTGAATATGCATCATGGGGATTTGGAGATTTAGAATGCGATCATACGCTAAAGTCGATAACGAATCTGATTTAGTTGTTGGTTTAATTCCAGCACGATGGGCTTCAACAAGATTTGAAGGTAAACCACTTGTAAACATATCAGGTATACCTATGATTAAACGGGTATACGATAGAGCTTGCATGGCAAAGTATCTTGATACAGTTGTGGTCTTGACCGATGATGAAAGAATCGCAAAGTATTGTTCATCTCAGGAGATGAGATGCATAGTCATCGATGAACCAGCTAGAAGTGGTACTGACCGCTGTGCAGCTGCATTGAATATGTTAGACGGAAGAATCTTTGTAAACATTCAGGGAGATGAACCTCTAATAAATCCTGATGCAATTGATACTTTAGTAGACCAATTCGGTTGGGCCGTTGGTGTTGCAAATGCTTATGTTGATATAGATCAGGACTACAAGGTTGAAGATAAAAATGTTGTAAAGGTAGTCATGAACAAAAATAATCATGCAATGTATTACTCAAGATTACCCATCTCTGACTATCAACAATTAGGATTGTATGCATTCAGTAGAGATATGTTATCGATCTTCCCCACACTTCCTGTAGGTATAAACGAACATAAAGAAAGTGTTGAAATGTTGAGATATCTTGAAAACGGATACATGGTTAAAATGGTTAAAGTCGAAGATGACGGATTGTCCGTAGACACACCTCACGATGTAAAGCTGGTTGAGTTAAAATTAGGAGAGTATCACTGATGGAAGAACCACTAATGTTGAACGAATGGTATAAAGAAGGTTATGTTCGTAACACTGAGCATGAATGTATTCTTTATAATTGGTTTGAACAGATGCCTGTTAAACCTAAGATAATCTCATTTAACGATGCAAAAGAATACGGCATAATCAAGAGTACGACACGATGGAAAGATTTAACAATGTCGATACTAGATGCGTATGGTTGGTCATGGTTAGAAGAAGGCCCATCAGATATACCAAAAGCAACCACTCATCACGACTGGAATGAATGGATGAGTGTTCATGAAAAGAATATGTACTTTCATGCAAATAAGATACAGTGGTTAGTTGATATCATACGAAACGAAGGTCTTTATTCAGTACCACAAGCATATCTATTCAAGGAACATTGGTTCTGCCACCCAGGCCAGTTCCGTGTATATGCCATAGAATACACCGATTGCAACGAAGAGTTTGTAGTTTGGGATGTAAAAGAAAAACTAAATGAACCTGAGATATCATTTGATGAATGGTATGATCTTTATAATCATCATATGGATAAGGGTTTATTTGCAGTTAAGTTAGAAGACAACAGAATCGAAATGCATGTGGGTGAAGAAAGAGAAGACTTATACAAGATCATCAAAGGTTCTCATAAGGCATTTGATGGTAAGAAACCAATATTACAGGGAACCTGTGCAGAAGAAATCAAAC